CTACGATAAGTCTGAGTTCGCTACTCCTTGTCTGCTCGATGACAAGACTGATACTGAACTGGAAGAACTGTGGCGCAGTCAGCACTCCTTGAATGAGTTCATGGATGCTAAAAACTTTAAGTCCTACGAAGAACTGGAAAGTCGTTTGAATGTTGTGTTGGGTCGTGGCGGCAAGCAGAAATTTGATCGTGAAACTGCTGAGTCAGAAGGTGACTTTAACGGTGCTGACATTATGTCTAGTCGCCCTAACTTTGCTTCAACTCCACGTCCTACCGTAGAGACTGCTACTCCAGTCGCTGCTGCTGCCCCTAGGGTTGCCCCTACAGATGATGATGACACCCTGTCATACTTCGCTCGCCTTGCTGAGGAAGAATGAAATTACTCACACTAGACGACTATCAACGGGCAGGAGAAACATTCTGGCCTAAGTATTGGTACATCGCTAAAGAACTTGGTGAAGGTGCCAAGACTGAAGACATTCTTAAATGTATGGAAGCAGTTGGTGGTGTTGCTCTGAAAGTAGCACTAGAAGAAAAGGGAGCAGGTCCATTTGGGTTTAACAAAAAGAGTGAAGAAGTATCTACTGAGAATAGTGTGTCATCCAGCGACACACTATAATCTGATCACGATTGGAATGCTGATTGTAATCGGAGGATTACATAACCATGCTCACTATTCAATGAATATGGATGCAAATTCTTATGTTAGACAGTGGTGTAGATCATCAGCAGAAAACAAAAAGACCTGCATCAGTTATGGTGGTAATATGGACTACTAAAGTGTTATATTATTGAAGATAGAAGTTTTATTTAAACTCTTCTTGACATTAGCATCAAAAGTAAGATCTTTGCTGAACTTATAATCAACTGATGCCTGGAAGAGTTTTACGAATGCATTTAAGTATGCTGGTTTCAGCACCTGTATAAATCTTCTCTTATTATTCAACTCTTGTTCATACTCATAATAAGATTTAGATGACAGTAAAGTAGATCCATTCTCAATTTCTTCTACGAAAGGATTATATGATTTAATATAACGAAGTTTATATGAATCTGCATCATTAGGGTCATAGTAAACAATCATTCCACCTGGTTGTACTATCTCTCCAATATCATTTTTTACTTCTTTAGTTTCCCAGTGCTTTATACTAAAAGCATTGGGATATTTTTTTGCAACTAATTTCTCAAACTCATCATTATTCAATGGCCAATCATTCTTAGTGTCAATGATTTTATTTGTTAGAAGAATGATCCAATCATAATTGGGATCATTATATACTGCTTCTGATACCTGGTCTGGTCTGACTCCTTGATTTAATTGGAGTTCAGTAAATAAGTCAGTAGCATATGCTGAATTATCAATAGCAATATATTTAAAGATATTTTTTGCTAATACAAAATCTTGATTAGTAAATTTATATTGTACTCTCCGAGGAGTATATTGTAGGTTTGGTAATTTTGAGAAAAACATTAGTATTTACCTTTATGAGTTGGGAACCGAATTAGCACCGCGAGCTCTTTGAGCCAGTTCAGTATCACTAAACAGATTATTAACTTCAGTAACTTGCATTGTAATTGTTACACCTACTGTTGTTGCTTCATTTTTAGAATTATAATTTGCTAACTGTGTATAATTTCCTGTTGGTGTAAAATCAAAATTTATATTATTGATAGCAGCAGGAAGAAGAGGACGAATGAATGGATGAACTTGTGCCCCTCTCATATAAGTTACACATACAAACGGTGGTTGTGTAATAAATCTATTGTCGCCAGTAAATATTAAATTACTACCAGCTGCTAATGCAGTACCTCCTAATAGAGCAGGATCAAGAAGATTCTTTAATGCCCCAGATATCTTTCCGCTAAAGATATTTCCTACAGCACCAGGTATAGCAGTTGCTGCTGCAACATCAGAAGAACTGAATAAAACTTTTTTTACTTTCTCCTTATCAATGCTACCTTGTGTTGACGGTAAACTACTTGACCTCAAAGTGTCTACAATGCTTTTAATTGCTATAGCATCCTTCTGTGACTTAGTAAATAAAGCAAATTGAAAGTTGAACCTTCTAAAGTCTGGACCTTCATAAAGCACTTCCATATTAGGATTGAATACAATCCCACTAGTTGCAGAAAGAATTCCATTATCAGTAAGTTGACTTGCACCTAACTTATTGGCAACTTCAACAGATTTTCCGAGAGCAAAATTTTCAACTAATCTTTTTATTGCGTTTCCGAAACCCGTACCACCAGCGAAACCGGCATAATCGATTCCTCTAAACATTGGACCTGCATCACCCAATGAGGCATTTGCAAACTGCTGACTTATTTGTTCCGTCACTTTTTGAGGAACATTGAGAATAATTGAACTAAGTCCAGGTGCGTCAATGAACTGATTACCTGCCGTGTTGTCTGCAGCAGATGTTTGAGTATAATTTCTTCTAACGAAATCTAATCTGATATAATCCGTTCCTGGATCTGATGTAAACTCTGATGGATATCTAATTGCTGTCATTAGTTGTCTATAAATTTATGGATGGGTAGAGATGCTATAAATTCCCAATCTTCTTCTTTCACTTCAAAGAATAAATTATCAGCTTGTTTGAAGATATAACGATGGATTGTCTTTTCAATAATCCTTGCTTTTTTATTTAGGAGGGCAAGAGCATATGGACCTTTCTCTCTGTCACGAAGGTAATGAATATTAGAACCTAGAAAGTTATCTTTACCACGATCAAAGGCATATACTAAAGGATATATGTCATATTTATCCATCCTTTCTTTATATTTCGGATCATATTCATAGAAGTAAAGTTTTTCTGGTTCAATCTCATCAGTCATGTTATCGTAGAGGTATTCAAAGACTTCTCTACGATACCACTCTCTACTTTTTTTCTGACCACCAGAATTCTTTAAGATATGCTTCTCCAATCCACCTTGTGTTCTATCACTACCACCAAATCCCTTAGACATTTAAATGATCCTCTGTGAGTATGATGAACTCAAGTCCATGATCTGCACACCACTCTCTCGCTGCTTCCCATTTCGCTTGATTGGTGATGTATGTGGTAACCTCGGTGAGATAACGTTTAGTTTTTCTTTGGGGTATTTTAGGTTCAACTGTTTGTTTTTTTGGTTTAACTTCAATCAAATATTTTTTTGCTGTCCCAGATTTATTACGAACTTTGGCATAGAAATCAACAAAGTATCTGTGTACCTTTCCATCTAGAGGAGAACGATAGGGAACTACAATTTCTTCACTGCCCCACTCAAGTATATGATCGTGATTATCACACCACTTCATAAATTTTAACTCCCATAGTGATCTATAAAAGACCGCTCTTGGGTCACCCTTATACTTTTTGTGGTTGACTGGTCGATACTTCCCAGAATACGCCATAAATATATGAAGAACAAGTATTTCTATTTAGAGTTAATGTCTTCCATTACTAAGTTAAGGGGTATATTTGAAAGGGATAAAGGTGCTTCCTATTCAAATGAATATGAAGTTAATTTTTCCGGTTTCAAGGGAGGATTGACTGCTAATTTTGCGGCAGTAGGTTTTACTAATTTCGCGGGATCTGAAACAGCACTTCAGAACATGATGTTCTTATGTGATGAAGCATCATTACCAGGAACTTTTGCTGCCACACAAGAGATTGATGGTATCTTTGGTGGTACTATGATACAATATCCTCATGCTAAACTTTATAATGATTTGAGACTTAGTTTTATTCAAACGAATGAGATGCTTCCTCAAAAATTCTTTGAAGCATGGTTCTATAGTATGTTTCCTGAGAGAACAACTGCTGGTATTGATACTAGAATAGAGATAGGTAGAAGTGATCCTTTTGCTCCTGTTGATCCTGCTATTATCAATAACGCAGGACTAAATTTTTCGGGTAGAAGCAGTAGATCTAATACTGTTACATTACAATACTATGATGAAATTGTATGTAACATGAGGATTACTAAATCATTCAAAGATTCCTCTTCATATAAAGGTGGTAAATCAATTGAATATGAGATCATCAATGCTTATCCTTACACCATTGAAAGTGTGCCATTAGCGTATGGTGCTAGCACACTAAATAAATTGAGAGTATCTTTTAGGTACGAAAAACACGTAGCAAAATTGTAATTAAATCAAGTTTTAAATTATGTCATTACCTCAGATTAATACTCCAGTACATGAGTTGACAATCCCGTCCACCGGGAAGAAAATTAAATACAGACCATTCGTTGTAAGGGAAGAAAAAATTCTTCTTCTTGCTTTAGAATCAGAAGATCAAAAAGAAATTACTGATGCCATCGTCCAGATTATTGGCAACTGCGTCCAGAGTAAAATTGATATCGATAGTCTTTCTACATTTGATATCGAATATATTTTCCTGAATGTTCGTGCTAAGTCCGTTGGTGAAATGCTTGAGTTTGCTATCACATGTCCTGATGATGGTGAGACACAAGTTGAAGTTGAAATTAATATTGATGACATCAAGGTCGTAAAGTCTAAAGAACATAAGGATACGATTGATCTTGAGAATGGTTACTTTATTAAAATGAAGTATCCTACCATGAGTTACATCATGAATAAAAAAGATTCTGAAGACAAGAGTTTAATTGATAGCACATTTGAATATGCTGTTGAGTGTGTAGAACAAATTTATAATGAAGAAGAAACGTGGGAAGCAGCAGATTCTACCACTAAAGAGATTTCTGAATTCCTTGAGAATTTAAATTCAAAACAGTATGGTAGAGTTCAGGAATTTTTTGCCACAATGCCTAAGTTGACTCATACCGTCAAGGTATCTAATCCAAACACTAAAGTTAAATCTGATGTAACAATTGAGGGATTAGCAAATTTTTTCGCATAGCAGTTTTCCAGAATAATCTGGAGAACTATTATAGATTAAATTTTAACTTGATGCAGCATCATAAATATTCTTTGACAGAGATCGAAAATATGATGCCCTGGGAACGGGATGTATACGTGAGTCTTTTAGTAGAGTTCATTGAAAAAGAAAACGCCCGTAGAGCAGCACAACAGTAATGGCAGATCCCGCAGCAAAAGAAGATCCTAAAGTGGATAAAAGTTCTGAGCAAAACCCTCAGGATAATACTTCTCCTGGTTTAGATCCAACTCCTGATCCTAAGGTTCAGGTTAGTGCTGTTAATCCTCCCATTACTCCTGATCAGGTAGTAAGTATGGCAGAGGCACCATCCTCTGCTGTAACATTACCTGATGTTAAATTACAAAATATTAAAATATCCCCGGTAAAGAATAAGACTATTCAGGGGCATCTGGCAGCAATCGAAGCAAAGATGATTGCTACTGAGAAGTTGATGAAAGATATCGTCAAACTTCAAAAAAATCAAATTAAGACAGATAAAGATTTACATTATCGCAGAAAAGAATTATATCAGAATACATCTCAGGAATTTTTATTAGATAAAACTATTGATTTTAGGGATCCAAAAGATAAAGATTGTACCTGCATTAATATTCCCAAGAAAAAGAAGGGTGGTTTTCCTCTACCATTTGCGTTACCGCCTGGTGGTGGTCCTATAACCGCACCTACTTTTGAAAATGTTCCTGATGGTGTAACAGATCCAGTTACAGATCCGGTAGATAAACCAATTGATGTTCCCGAAACTCCTGTTGATCCGGTAACTCCTCCAGTAAATACTCCACCCCCACCATTAGATCTTCCAGATTGGTTAAAGCCTGGTGGATTTCCTATCCCGCCTATCCCTCTTGGTCCTGGATTTCCTGGACTTGGATTACCTGGAATGCCGAGAGCAGATCTTCCTGGTGATCTTACTCCTACTCCTGGATATGCTATAGATTTCTCTGATCCATTCAATGTTCCTGATATGGGACCAATTTCGGGATTAGATTTGTCTCCAGAAGCATATGAAGAATTCAAAAATAAACCAGAAATACAGAATATTATTGAGGAGTTAAAGCAACCATCTATTACAGATCAAGCTAGAGAAGCATTATATCAAACTGCTATAACGATTGCTGAGACGACCGGTGAAATTGATCCTGTCCAGGTAGTGATGATATTAGCAGGAATTGCGGGGGCAGCGATTGGTCTTAACAACTCACTTAGTGGTGCTTATGCTAAGGGTGCTATTATTCCATATGCTTCTGGTGGTTTTCCATCTGGCGGCAGAGATATAGATCTTTATCATTCAACATCACAAGAATACTTCAGAGATGTTTCTAGTAAATTAGAAATTCCTAAGTTTGCTGGTGGTGGATTGCTTGATATGTTAACACCTCCATGGTTGAAAAAACCTCAGGGATTATCAACTGCCGGTGCTCGTCCTGGTTTCACTGGAATGAATGCTCAGGGATTTGATGCTATCACAGGAGGTGATAAGTTTAGACCAGGTAAATTTAAACCTCAGATCCTTGGAAGGGGAGCATACAGTGCTCCTACAAATCAGGGTGCTATGAGGTATGCTGGTGGTCAAAGTTCTCTAGGAATGCCTCAGCAACCTGGAGGAGTGGTTAAAACAATTGTTCCTGGTAGTGCTCCTCGTTTTCCATTCTTAGAGCAGCAGATGAAAGTTAAACCTGCTACTTTCGATAAGGGTAGAGTTCTTGCTAATAAAGTACAGTCTGGAGCATATCCTAGAAGTAATCTTGCTGGTAGGATGAGAACTGGAATGCGTATGGGCGGAGCACCTATGAGGATGGGTGGCATTCCTAAAATTTCACATCCACTTGTTATGCTTACTGAGATGATTATAAATGAACTAGTCAGTCCTCAGTCTACTGCAGTATATGATCAGGTTACTGGTCCTAATGCTTATTATAATGCCCCTGGATATAAGGGTCCAATGCCATCTGAGAAACTTGAGGATGTTCAAAATACTGCGATAGATGGAACAAGTAATCAGCAACCATCTGTTGTTCCATTACCTCCTAATTATATCCAACTTCCTGGTAAACCAAAAGAAAAAACTTATGATACTTTTGAAGTTCCTGGAATTGATTTAGAACCAAGTATGTTTACTCGTCCTAGCAGATATATTGATTGATGATTAAAGCAAAGAGTAAAATGATAGAACCATCTTCGGAAGCAGCAGCATCCGAAGTTTTTGCTATTGCTGATAATATTATACCTATTCGTCAGGCATCAGTAGAAACTATTCTGAATACTGACTTCAGTGAAGAGATGGAGGTGGTTCCTCATACTCAGGTCAAGAGATTAATCATACAGAATAGGACTACTAATCCTGTTAGTAAATTTTTTATAAGAACAGGAGCATATCTTGATTCTTTAGAAAATTTTCTGGTAGATTTAAATAGTAATTATTTCAAATCCACAGAAGAAAAAAAATCTACTGTACATTCAGAAGAAACTGATAAAAAATTAAGAGATAATAAAGCAAAAAGAACTGCTAGAAGAAAATCGGATAACCGTAAAAGAAATGAAAGACCTTCTGTAAGTCTTAAAGATTTTGATAATGATACTCTGGTTGCTATGGGATCTTTGCTAGGTCTTACAGCAGCAGATACTATGGGTAAAGTAAGGGGATTTTTTGGAAATCTCTTTACTGATAAAACAATTCACACGGATGTTGTTAAGAAAGGTGATTTTGCAGTACAAGCAGGAACTAATGTTGTAGATCCTCCAGATTGGATCCCATTTCCTGTAGGAACAACGGGATTAACTTATACTTCTGGTTTTGGAATGCGTGATGGTAGACCACACCAAGGTATTGATATTGCTGGTCCTACAGGAACACCTATCATTACTCCTGTTAATGGTATGGTTGACGTGATGGGATCATTGTCTGGATATGGTAAAGCAGTCTATATTAGAAGTGGTGATCTGTTAATGGAATTCGGTCATTTGGATTCTATTAATGTAAAAGAAATCGGTCAGGAAGTAAAGGCAGGATCAGTAATCGGCACCTTAGGTAGCACTGGAAGATCTACTGGTCCTCACCTTCATTGGACTATTAGAATGAATGGTGCTGCTGTTGATCCAGTTCAATGGACTAAGAGTAATCCACCATTATCACCCACATCTCATTTTAAAGCAACTACAGAACTTGGTCCTTTAGAAGAAGGATATGGTAAGGAATCTGAAGGTGGTATTAACTACCATCGTATCATGGTCGGTGAGGCTGGTCCTGAATTTGTTATTCCAATGAGCCAAATGCCGATCTTCGGTCAGTTGATGATGGAAGAGAAGATTAAGTCAATCAATCCATACTATCAAGTGCCATATAATCGTTTCAGAGATATTGGATTTGAAAGGCAGTCTGGCACAGGAACTCCTATGGCAGCAGGTGGTATTACAGAAAATCATAAGACTGCTGCAAAGAAACTTACCGAGTTCTTCCCTTCAGCAAAACCAATTCATATTGCTGCTGCTATGGGTAACTTTGAAACTGAGGCACCCGGATTAAAACCAGATACTTATCAGTATGGTGGTGGTCCTGGTAGAGGTGTCGCTCAATGGGAAACTCCTGGAAGATGGGATACTGCTCTGAGTAAGTATGGTCCTGGAGTTATTAATAGTCTCGATCAACAATTAAGATTTGTTCAATGGGAGATGAATACAGGTCATTATATTAATGGAAGTCCTAACTTACCATGGGGTAATGCTGCTAAGAGTGAATGGTTGAATACATTTGATATCACAGCTGCTACCGATCATTTCATGAGAGGTTATGAAGCACCTGGAGTTCCCCATTGGGAGCAGAGATTAGATAATG